GATTGGTATTGCGACTGTTATACTACACACGGAAGAACAGATATTAATATTAATTGGGATTTATTTTTTACAAGTATACACCCTATTTTACATTCTTATTTAGAATCTATTTCTTTTAAGACAGATTTAGCAACTATTGGCGGATCTGCCTGGGCTAACGGGTATTCTAAAGGACAACATCAAGACGTACATTGTCATACTGGTGATAAGAATGTTTTTAGTTGTGCTTATTCGTTGCACGTTCCAAAAGATTCTGAAAGTAAGTTTATATTTTATAATAGTTCGTATGAACCATTTCCAGCAGAAACAAACTTACTTTTTAATACAAATCAATTTGGAAAATCTTTTGATACTAATTTAGAAGAAGGAGAGATTATATTCTTTCCAAGTACATTAGATCATTTTGTTACATATAATAAATCTGACGAAATAAGATATTCAGTAAGTGCAAATTTTGGTATAGAATCTATCGATCAAGCCAATTAGCAAACTCTTTTAAATCATTAAATATAGATACTCGTTTTTTAAGATCTCTATTACTAAATTTATTAAGTTCTTTAATAGTTTCTTCCCCGTAACCTGTTCTTACAAGAATAGGTTTTGCACCTATCCTATGTGCGGCTTTTAAATCAGAAATTTTATCACCAACAAAGAATCCTTTCTTAAATTTAATATAAGGATTTTCTTCTTCACATTTTTTAAACATTCCTGTATTAGGTTTTGCAAATATATCATTTCTTAAATTTGTTTCGCTATAATAAATTGCATCAATACTTGCACAGCCAGCTTCACCTAATAATTTAAACATATAGTCGTGTGTTTTATCTACATCTTCGGGTGTATATAATCCCTTACCAATGCCTGCTTGATTTGTAATAATTGCGATCTTGTGACCAAGTTGTCTAATTTTAGCAACTGCCTCAAGACTTCCAGGAATTGGTTCAAAATCTTCAGGACGATATGTATAGGTACCTCTATCAACATTAATAACGCCGTCTCGATCTAAACCAACAACTACTTTAGGTGCTACATTTTTATGATCATAGAACGGTATTTTTTCGGGTTGAGGTTTTTTCTGATTACTCCAATTTATGTTATACATTTATTACCCCGGGCAAATATCAAAAGAAATAGATGTACGAATTGCGCCTTCGTTACATTCAACAACTTTATGTTTAAGATATGATGGAAAAATTAACATTGTGCCTTTTTCTGGGTAAACGTCCATAGTATCTGCACAATATGGATTTCCTGACATCATATGTTTAACAAGTCCGGCTACTTGATTAGGATTATAAAATCTTATAGGTCCAGCCGCACTATTAGCTCTCATATAATATGTTCCACTAATGCCATGTATTCCATGATTATGAATATCGTGCGAATCGCCGTCTGAATAATCTTGAGTCCAATAACGTATTTTAAAGTTAGGGTTAATCATAATGCTTGTATGCTCTTGATAAAGCAAAACTGCATTTCTAACTTCTTCAAAAAAGTCTGGAACTAACTTGTGTATTTGAATTTTATTATCCCAAAAATCTGTAGCATGTGTATCAACAGACGTGTAAGGATCGCCACCATAATCAACTATTGGCGTAGTTCTTTGTAGTTTACTTAATTCTGGCTCCACAGCAGAGCATACAGCATTGGCCATGTCGTCATCAATCTTATAGTGTAATACTGCAACAGGAAAGTAATCTTTAAATTCAATCTTCTGCGGCATCTTCTAACCTTTGACTGTCGCCTGGACCAATTCTATAATTATCTTCAACGCTATCTGGTGTACTAACTTCTGTTACACTTCCTTCTTTAGACAAACAAATTAATTGATGTGGCTGTAGCGGAGGATTGCGCCAAACTTCGCCTTCTTTAAGTTCTTTTTCGTATAGCATACTATTCTTTGTATCAATGTATGCAACTTTAAATCTTCCATTATTTACAAACCAAGTCTCATCTTTTTCTTTATGAAAGTGCATACTTGTTTTAGCACCTTCTCTGTTAAAGACCATAATTTTACCACAATACATTTCATTTGTGGCCCAAATCATTTCATAACCCCAGCCTTTTTGAACAACACCGCTTAGTCTTTTTACATCAGCCATTTTTTACATACTCCTCTACTGTTGCAAAATTAATATCTACTACATTACTTAATTTAGATATATCTGCACAAGTATATTCTTGATATTGGTTTTTTAAATTTTCAGGCATAGGTATGTATTTTATTTCTGCATTATATTTTTCTGAAATAATTTCTGCAACTGTTTGAAAACTAACTGGCTTTCCAGTTCCAATGTTATATATGTCTGATTTTTTATTATCTAATAGTTGTTTATGTGCTTCGCATACATCGCCTACAAATACAAAATCTCGAAGATATTTGTCGCTGCCTTCAAATATATTAATTGAGCCATTTTCGGTTGCTTGCTTTGTAAACTTAGTTATTGGACTTGCTTGATCTCCTTTGTGATCTTCTAACGGTCCATACACATTAAAATATCTAAATCCTTGTACAATAATTTTATGATTTTGTTGCCACACCCATCTGTCAAATAGATACTTACTCCATGCATAAGGAGACTGTGGCTGTTTAGGATCGTTTTCGTTAAATTTTTCATATGGGCCATATACGCTTGCACTTGATGCATATTGAAAATTTACGCCTTTGATATTACATTGGTTGTATAACCATTTACTAAATTCATAGTTTTGTAAAATAACTTTATCAACATCTTGTTCTGTTGTGCTTGAAATAGCGCCAACATGTATTACCCAATCAAACCCTTCAACTTCTGGCAAATGTTCTTCTTGCCACTCATAGCCAAATAACTCGTGATCGTTTTGAAGATAAAAAGTTAAATTTTGACCAATAAATCCTTTATGTCCTGTAATTAAAATTTTCATTTGTTAGTCTCTAATATCTTTGTTGTACTGTATCCTTCAACTGTAGGAACAATATGCACAGGTGCTAAGTCATGTCCTACAATTTCTTCTACAGTATAATCGCCACCTTTGACAATTAAGTCTGGCTTTAGTTCTTTAATAAGCTCGTAAGGTGTGTCGCTGTCAAACACAATAACTTCGTCTACATACGGAATAAGTTCAAGTTGTTCCTTTCTTATATTAACGCTGTTAACGGGTCTATTACGCCCTTTTAAGCGTTTTACACTGTCATCGCTGTTTAGACCTACAATTAATTTATTACCTAAGCTACGGGCTTCTTTAAGCAATGTAAGGTGTCCTGTGTGTAGTATATCAAAACAACCATTAGTAAAAACTATTTTATTTTGCAGATCGTTTTCACTAAGTATGTATGTGCCAGTATGTTTTACTGATTCTGTTGAGCCTTTAACAGCAATTTTTAAACATTTTTCATAATTATAATTATTAACCAATCCGTATACAAACGCGGCTAAGAAACAATCACCTGCTCCTGTAACATCGCTAACTTCTTCGGCTTCAACTTGAATATTGTAATTATTATCATCTATTTTAGCAATAACAGGGTTACTTGCACTTGTAGTAATAATATTTCCGCCCCAACTATTAAATCCTAATTCGTTATATTCCTTACCATTGGGTTTTACTAACCATGCACCGTCATAACAACTAACGTGTCTCTTAGGGTCTACAATAACCTTACAATTAAAACTATTAAGATGTGCAATAATATCGTTTGAATATTCTAATACACCTTTGTTGTAGTCACTTAAGATTACATATTCGTACTCGCTAAAGTCTTTTTCTAATATAGACTTAAGAGCTTCTTGACCGTCAGTAACGTAATCTTCATCAATTCTTGTAATATAATGCCCGTCACAAATTACACGTATTTTAGTGCATTGTGGATTAGATAAATTTAGTAGTTTTACATCTACTCCTAAATTTCTTAAATTTTGATGTACAAGTCCGGCTCCGCCTTGTAAAACTTTAATGTCTAATAAGTTTACAACTGGAACTGGCGCTTCAGGGCTAATACGAGAAGATGTACCATAAATATATTTGTCTGTGATTACATCACCAATAACTAAGACTTTCATAATATTATTGTACACTCAAACTTTCTAATTGTCAAGTAAATCTATAACATCAAACACAGTTTTTAATTTAGAAAGATTTACTTTTTTGTTTAAAGTATTTTGTAATCCAAAATGTAAAGGCTTTGGCCAATGACCAAAAGAAACCCAAGCATATCCATCATGCTCTTTATTTAAGGTTGGTATGAATTCTTTAGAAACAATACATAGATATGTATGAAATAAAAATTTAGTATCGTTAGATACAAATGTTTCTAAAGGAATAGTTTTCTTTATATCTATTTCGCCAATCTCTTCAAAGATTTCACGTTTTAGGCCTTCCCAAGGAGTTTCTTCTCCTTCATTAGTTCCGCCTACAAGACCCCATACTTGTTTATTTTTACTATTTGCTCTATGTAAAAATAAAAAACGATTAGTGTCAAGGTTATAGATTAAAGCTCCACTACAAATTATATTGCTCATACAAATAGTTAGCTTAGAATTCCATCTTCCAGGCACCATCTGGATATTCGCCTTCAAAACTTAATATCCACTCGCCTGAGTCAAATTTGTATTGAACACCTGTGTTTAGATTAGTTGTATATATTGTGCCGTAAATGCTAACGTCTTCGTTAGAATTAAAAATAATATTCCATCTTGAGCCGTCCCATTCTACAATGTCGTTTGCACTGGCTATAAAATCTGTGCCGTCTAAATTTTTCCAAGCATCGGCACCGTCTTCGTTTTTAATATTTCCAATGTCGCTTAACAATAATATACGAGGATTTCCTGATAATCCTAACTCTTGAGGATTAGACTTAGTTGGGTCAATAATATAATCAATTTTACTTCTATCACCTAATGATGAAGAAATTACAGTATCAGTAGGTAATGTATCATCGTCCCAATCTATTATTACTTCAGTTTCGTCTGTTGGATTAATTGCTATTCTTCCTATGATATCATAGTCCCAATCAGATCTTTGTAGTCTAATAGCTGTTACACCTGGCTCGAAATTAAATGGAAATGCTTTTATAAATTCTGGCCAAGTTTTACCTCCGGTAACTCCTCTTTTAACTAATTTTCCGCTATTACCAATAACAAGTAACTCTAAACTTTGATATGTACCTGCTTGTACATTTAGCTGATTTAAACTATCTTGCCAATCCTTACTTGTTCGAGTTCTTTCAATTTCTCCAGTAGGTGAAACATATATTCCTGTTCTAATATTTGCCTTAGAATCTAATTCATCTATGCTATCTTCTTGTGAAGCAAGTTCGTTAACATTCTCAAATACTTTAGTTACAATATCAGTAACAACACCTAATCGTTTAACTTTTGCCGGTGGTGATATATAAATTGGTGTAGTAAATGTTAATGTTCCTACATCAATTTCAGTTTCTGTTCCAACTGGAATACTTCTGGAACTCCAACTAATTGATTCTAAATTTACTACACTTAAACTGGTCCAATCTAAATAATTATCAGTAGTTTGTAATTCTAAACTGGGATTAAATAAAGTTAAAAGTTGTTCCATAATTTGTAACTTTTGATCTGTATTAGTTGACCAAATATCTACATTAACTGTAAGTGTATATGGTGTAGGCATTATTCTTTCAACTGTGTAATTTTTGCCTTCTGTATTTAAATATTCTTGATTAGTACTATCGTAAGAACGCTCTCTAATATTCACTTTATGTACATAACTTGAATCTGAAGTTCTTGTTCGGTCCATTTCTAAACCGGTAACATAAACTCCCATACGAGGAGCACTTGGAATTTTGTTTTCTGAATTATCTCGTAATATTGACCCTACTTGACGAGTAATATCACCGTACATTACTGGTATTTGCGTTAATTGATTCTTTCCGTTTTTATAAGAAAAACTACTAAACATTCTTATGAGTTGTGTTAAGTATCTTCTAATTTGTCCGTCGTAAAAATGTTGCATTAGTTGTCTGCCTTAGGTCTTAGTGCTTTAGAAAGTCCTTGACGCTCTGCTTCTCTATTATTATAGAAGTTTACAGTCCATATTCCGTCATATTCGATACTATCTTGTATTCCTGCTTCTTCAGGTAAAGTAATTAAAACAGTGTTATCACTATTAGATGTAATTAATTCAGGATGGTCTGAAATAACATATGCTTTTTCAAGTGTATCAAATTTTAACATTAGATATTTTGCATCGACTGGATATGCAATTGATGTTGAAATTACTATATCGTCTTTTGAAACTTTTACACTTGTGCTTGCAACTTTTTCGTTATAAACATAGTTATTGTTATTAATAAATGTTGCTTTTTGTGTTGCTCGTGTATTGGTATTAGTCATTGTCATTCTCTGTACATCATGTACTTTAACCCATCTATCGCCGTCAAATCTAAACATACGCTTTGGCATAAAATCTGTTCTTAAGAAAAAGTCACCAACGCCAGGATTAATTGGAAATTGTATTCCGTGACCAAAATTTTCACCATTAGGTGCTAATTCGTCGCCTACTAAATAACCTGCATACCCACTTTTAGAAGGCGGAACAGTAACAGTTTCATTATTAACTTTCGTAACTTCTACATCACTACCTGTTTCAGTAGTCTTGACTTCTAAAGAATAATAATGACTTGTGTCATAACCAGATTTTGGAGCATCAGCTTCAGCTTGATTTATAACTGCATCATTAATTTGCATTTCTTTTTCATATGTAGAAAGCATATCACGCAATGTATCTCCATTGTCATTATCAGCATCAGCAGGCAAATCAAGTATTTCAGCAAACTCTTGACTGTCAACGATTTGTTTTAATTTTAATCTATATAAGTGCGGATACCACGTAGGTGAGTACCCTTCACTTGCACGATTAACATCTTCTACAACATAATATCTTTTAAGTGCAACTTTATAATCATTAAGTGCGTATTCGTCTTTTTGGTGAGGAAGTTCAATAACATCACCAGTCATAATCTTGCGACCAAGTGTCTTTACACTACTATTAATATGTATTGTTAAAAATAAAGTGTCATTGTCTAAGAACATACCAAATTGTGAAAGATTAAAATCAACATCTTGCACATTGTATATTCCACGCATTCTATAAATGTCCGGATCGTATTTTCTATCTCTGTTTTCAAGAAATAGCATATCTTGAATATTAGTTTCTTTTACTGCATCGTAGCGAGGTTCAGTAGCAGTAGCATCTTCTTCGTCAGGATTTGACGGACCCAAATACTTGTGAACATGTATATCGGTGCCGCCAATGGTAAACATTTCTAAGATTTGTCTATCTAAGAAAGTGTAGTCTTGTCCTTTTTCCGGTTTGTATAAACTTAATCTTGGCATATACATATTTATTCGATAAATACTTTAGCGGAGATTATTAGTATATGGCAGACTTAACCACACAAAAACAAGAAATATTTGATTATGTTAACGCATTCTTAGGTGGCGGCATGATTGATGTTGAGCTCGATCCTATTCATTACGAGACTGCATTAAAGAAAGCACTTACTAAGTTTAGACAAAGATCTGATAACTCTGTAGAAGAATCATATATGTTCATGCCGACTGTGCTTGATCAAAATACATATACGTTACCAAACGAAGTAATAGAAGTTCGTAAACTGTTTCGTAGAAGTATTGGCTCAAGAGCAATCACAGGAAATACTTCAGGACCAATTTTTACACAATCTTATACAGCAACCGCAAACCAAAGTACGTTTAGTATAAACTATAATCTTAGTAGTGTAGCAACTGTTATTGCCGAAGTAAATGGTAGTAGTACTAATAATTTTGTAACAGATTCTACACAAAGAACACTAACTTTTAACTCACCGTTGAATGCAGGCGATGTTGTTGGAATTAAATTATTTGCTACTGGAGAAAATAGTGGCGGATCACTGTTTGACCCTTTTGGATTAGCTTATACAAATGCTTACTTATTATCAAGTAGTAAGATGGGCGGCTTAGCAACTTATGACTTTTTTAGTCAATATCAAGAATTAGTTGGACGTATGTTTGGTTCATTTATTGAGTTTAAATGGAACACAACTAC